ATTTAAAGTAGCTATTTCCATCTCCATATGTTCTACTTGGTTTTCAGCAACAGCAGCGGGTTTGTGTTCATAGAATGTTTGGTCTCTATGTGGGTGGTATAAAGATAATAGTTTTTGTAAAACAGTTTTCTCTCTTGGTACAAACAACGCTCCGTTTCTAAAAATTACGTGAGCCAATCTTTTTTCTCCCACCATCTCATCAGTAAAACATGTTTTTTGATTTTCACAGTATGTGAGTTCTCTCTCGTATCCTTTTTCTTCATCGAACCAATACAACCCATTTACTTTCATAATATGAGCTAATGGTTTTCTATTACTACTTAAGTAATACGTTCTATCTTTTATTTCCCATTTATCTTTTTTTGGTTTTGGAATTTCCATAACCGGTGTTTCAACTTTTGGTTGCTTTGCAACCTGCGGAGTTGATTCCACTTCTGTGTTTTTTTGTTTTTTTGCCATAATATAATATATAATAAAATTAATAAAATAAAAGGGGTTGGGGACGAACCCCAACCTCTTTAATATAATAAATGCTTATCTCATTAACATGAAATTGTTAGCACCTTGTGTAACTAAACATCTTTCAGATAAGTAATGAAGCTGCATCGCATCTAAAGAAGACGTTGCTGCTCCAACTCCACCTGTAACCCATGTTTTCATGTATCTATCTTCCATCGTAGATACTCTGTATCTAACGTGTAAGAAAGGTCTCATCATGTTTTTACCTAACATTTGGTCATAAACCGTAGAGACACCAGCTGGAATAAACATACCTCTAATAGAGTTCGTAGTGTTAGCATCGTTGATGCTTCCTCTAGTTGCTTTATCATTTAAGTATCTAAAGTCAGATTTGTAGAAGTCATAAGACGCACGTCTGAAGCCCATAAATCCTAGATTTAAAGCCATACCCTCTGAATTAGAGAACACTCCGTAAGAAGCACCTCCTGAATAACCAGAGTTTAATGAAGCTAACATGTCATCTAGAGCTAAGGATGTTTGTCTATTACAGAATATCATATACTCTTCAATAGCACCTTGTCTATCAAACTCAGCTAGTATTGTGTCAAACTCAGCAAAATCAACAGACGCACTAGCTCCGGTAATACCGTTAGTAGTGTTTCCTCTTGATTCAATAGCCGCGAATAAACCTTCAGTACCAGTTCTAGCAACAGCTGTACCAACTCCTGTTAATGCTAAATAGTCATCTACGAAATCTGTACCTGGAACACCAGCTTCAGACTCTAATAAAGACATTTCTAAGTAATCAGCGAATCTCATTCTTGTATCAGATTCAGCCTTAACATACCACATGTATCCAGCAGTTCCATCTTCTGAGCTTGTTTCAACCCATCCAATTGCACCTGCATCAGATCCAGAAATTTCGTAGTAATCCTTTAATATAATCGGTTTGTTACTGAAAGACTGGAATTGTGGTTCATTAGCTTCTGCTCTTCCGTTTGTTGCTTTCGCAAATTCAGAACCATAAACTAATACTGTAACAGCGTTAGCAACACCTTCGTTACCAAGAGTTGTTAAGTTAGCCGCTCCATAAGGAGCAACATCTACAACAGCAGATCCAGCTGACGCTGCTTGAACGATTGCTTTCATAGTACCAGCTGCAGTTGCGATCAATAAAGTATCGTTAACTCTAATACCGTGATTAGTAGCTGTGAAACCAGCCGTGTTGTCTATGTCTTGTGTTATAGTAATTCTACCTCCTGTTAAAGAACCTCCGTTTAAATCAGTAAGAGTTGCTTTGTAAGAAAGGTGTAACCTACCTTGTTCAGACCAAATAACTTGGTCAGACATCATAGGCTCTTCTGCTCCAATAGATGCTAGAAATCCAGAAATAGTTCGTGGTCCGAACACTTCAGATTCTTGCGCCATTAGATCAGGTAAATATTGCTGCGCCCAACCTGCGGTTGTCGTAGCGGTAAAATCAAGATAGTTTGTTGATAGTGTTTGCTTCTGATGAGAAGGAACACTATTTAAACTACCTCCTGGTGTTAATGCCATAATTTTATAATTTTAATTGTTTAATTTGTTTTTAATTTTGAACTTATATTTCGAAGGATTCACGTCAAGCGCTTTATATGTCATTCCACCGACGGTAGCTTCTGTATGAGATTGTCTTGGTGTCATATCTATATTTTTAGATTTACCAATACTTTCTTTCATAGCGTCTGCCTTACCTTGTTCGTAGAAGTGACTTGCAACTACATCAGGATTCATTGCCGTAAACAACGACTTATGGTAACCTCTAGCATCGTTCATCTGTCCAGTTTTTCCAATAAACTTATTAAAAAAATTGTTAACATCAGTTTGTGTTTCTTTTACCTTATTAGTATCTTTTACATTAAATCTAAACTTCTTTTCTCCAATCTCATATTCAAAACCTTTGAATTTATCATTGAAAACTTGATTTGTTTTATTTGTAAAATCTTCATATTGTTGTTTGGATTGTTCTTCCTGGTTTTGTGATTCTTCTTGGTATCTATTGAAAAACTCTAAAGCCTCTTGTTGTTGAGGGGTCAACCTTGACCCGGCTTTTATTTCTCTATAGTAATTAGACTTTAAGCCGTCTAAGTGCTGTCTAGCGTTAGCAACTTGCTCTTTAAACGCTAGTTTTTTTCTTTTAACATCTATTTCCTCATCTACCTCTTCATCGTAACTAAAGTTGTCTTCCATAAGAAAGTTTACTTCATCACTTGATAAATGCGGTTTTGTTTGAGTTAAATAATCTCTAAGTAAATCTTTATCATCTACATCACTATAATCTCTACTTAAAGCAACGTAATCTTGAATATCTCCACCTGTTTCTTGCATGAAGGCTAATAATCCTTGTACGTTTTCAGGTAACTCAACTCCAGTTTGCTCTGATTCTTTTACGATTTGCTCAACAACCTCTGTTGTTTCTTGTACCTCTTCTACTTCTTCGTCTGTAATCTCTTCTAATACTGGATTTTCTTCTTGTGTTTTTTCTGCTTCTACCTTTTCTGTTTCTTCTTTTATCGGAGGAGGAGCACTTAAATCTACTTTGTGAACTGTTTCTTCAATTTCTTTTGCTTTCAATTCAACTTTAGTTACGTTGTCTTCTTTCTTAACGTCAACTTGTTCTTGAGTAACTTCTTCAGTTACGTTTTCTTTTTTCTTTTTTGCCATAATATAATATAATAATAATTAATAATTTGTTTATCTTGGATTAAACGCGTTCAAATTCATAGATCCGTTTAATATGTCGTTACCACCAGATTCAAAGTTTTTAGGTGGTTTGTCGTTCTTTCTTTGATCAATCAACTCACTTTGTTGACTCGCTTGCATTTTTGTTCTCTTGTCCTTACGGTCCTCCTTTTGCCCCTCTCTTTCTATTATAGTCTTTAAATCCATCTGCCTTAACTGCATGTTATATTGGAATTCCGTTGCCATTAATTCTTTCTTAACTTGAGCTTCCATCATCATTTTTTGCTGCTCCATCTGTCCCTTCATCTGCTCTAAGTAAGCGTTGTTTTGTACTAATTGTGAATTTTTTTGAACCTCTAATTCAGCGGAAGCTTGTTGCAATTGCATATTTTGTTGGGCTTGTTGTTGCATTACCATCTGTTGCATTTGTTGATCTCTTTCTTGCTTCTTTTTTCTTCTTATCTTTAAAACTTGATTTGCTAATTTAACATTTTTGATATCTCTAACATCTATAGCGTCTTCTAAATCAATTGACTGTTGCGCTAAGGCTTGTTGAATATTATTTTCTAACAACATCTTTTCTTCTTCGTCTGGCATTAAATCTATAAATATACCAAAATCGTATAAATGTAAGTTTTTTATTTCGTTTAAAGTAGCAACGTTATGAGCTCCTATAGCTTGAATAAAAGCATCTGCGGTTGGAGAGTACTCTAATATATCAGATATTCTAAGAGATAAACACTCTGCGGTTTGCTTTGTTAAATATATTCCAGACTGTAGAATATGTCTAGTGGCTGTATTAGAGTTTGCGGCCGCTAGTTTTTGTACGCCAACTAATGCGTTTTTATCAGGCGTGCTACCATCTGTAGCCTCATTTAATCCAGTCACGTCTCTTATCATCTGTAAATAATAATTATACGTACCGATTAAAGCTTGCATTTTAGCCCCACCACTTCCAGATTGAATTTCTTGAATAGGTACCTTACCAGGATTCATATCCCCGTCAGAAGTGAAACTCCTACCTATGATACTACCTGTTTGAAAAAACATATTCAATGCTTCTTGTGGATTGTAATTTGTTCCATTACCTAAGTCAACCTCAGCGAGACCGTCCGCGTCAAGGTATATTCCATCTGGAACTAATCTCGACATAACCTGTTGGAGTTTTAAATGGGTCAATTGAATCATATCTGCAAATCCCGTTACTTTACTAACTAAAGAATCTATTTTACCACGATACATTCTAGGTGCAACAATAGCGTAATTCATTTTAACTTTAGAGAAATCACTTTTAGGACGCATCATGTTTTTTGACATTCCCCATTTAAGTAATTTGTCTGTACCTAAAACTAAAACACCTTCATATAAAGTTTCTACGTTCCGCTGTATTTTCTCGTATTGACCTTCTTTATTGTCCGGAGGATTAAAAGAATCACTTTTAGCTATGGCTTTTTCTCCACCACTAGAAGTTTGTTTAACTTTGTATACCTCAGCCATATATGTCTTATAATTAAAATATAAGACTTGAACTTTGTTTTTATCAATAACCTGAGAATCACTACTGTTACTATGTCTAGTTTTTAGAGATTTAGATTCTGATATATCTTTTAATTCTTCCTCATCTAAATGGGGGAATTGCTTCGCTAGTTCGTTTATAGGAATCGTCTTAACTTCTCCTACATAATATATATCTTCAAAATAAGGTGATTCAGTATAAGAATAAACTAGATTAGCAGGATCAACATAATTAATAACAACACCCTCAGCGTTGTTAAAATCAGTCTTTACAGCACCTATACCTAATACAGTTAAATCATAATAAAATTGTTTTTTGATTAACTCGTAATCATTACCTTCCATTAAAACATTAATAGCCTGTTCCTCAGCTATCTCAACCTCCTGTTTATACGTTAACTGCATGTGAAGATCTAGTTCTTCTTCTGATTCCGGAAGAGTCTCTTGATCGTTCTCAAACATTTCCATTCCAAAATTCTCAGCAACATAAGCACTCAACTCCTGAGTACGCATATCAGCTAGTATAGATTCCATGTATTCCGTTCTCTTTGCTACTCCATATGGATCTTGAGATTTAACTTTTACATCCCATGTTCTCTCAGCTATACCGTTAACAACAATATCTACAAACTTAGATATAATTGGTACTGGTTTCCAATCTAAATTAAGATAAGACAAATCACCATTTATAGATAATTCATCTTTATATTTTTGTACTGATTGTTCTCCTCTAGCGTACAATCTTAACTCATGAAACCTATTTTTATTAATAACGTATCTATTACTATTGCGATCTTGCTCAAACCACTCTGATTCAATAGCTTTTCCAACTTTTAAACCATAGTCGTAACTCAGCTTCTCAACATCACTAACAACTTGACTAGGAAAATTATTATGTACAGACTCTGCCATTTTTATTTTATTATTTTAGATGTGCTACCAGTGTTGTTATATTTAGATATACTGATATTTAATTTCGGTTTTTCTACCTTCGCATTTGGTGCGTATAAATGTCTATTACAAGCCATTATCGCTAATCCAGAACTAATTGTTGCGTCAAATTTAGTTCTTTTTGTTATATCAAATCTACTCCAATCATTCAGTGTTCTATTAAAATACATGTCCCCATAATTCCCATCACCTAAATGCCCGACGTGTTTCTGTATATACATTTCTATAGCGGCTGCGTGGGCTTGTTTAATATCTTCACTTGAATTAGGTATCCCACCTATTTCTTTTTCTGTAACAGATAATTTGTTCCATAACTTATCTGGTCTATTCATTGAGTATCCTCTATATCCTCTTCTTCTTAAATGATATAACAATCTAGGTTTGTTATTCTCACAAAGTAATGGCATCCCATAAAATACTAGAGCCATTAATACATCTTCAAAAAATATCTCAGCAGTTTGCGGTCTTGCTACATACTCTAAAAATATATGATTAGGTGGGCAATCTTCCATACTAAACTTGGTCAACCCATGAAGTGCTCCATTTGATCCCTTTCCATCAACCGTCCCGCTAATATCATAACTATCACAACCAAAAGCCCCCATATGTTCATTGCCAGGATATCGTATACCATTTTTCAGTATTATTTTATTTTGCATATGTTGAGGTGGAGTCCAACTAATTCTAAACCTACCTTTTGGATCTGGATAAAATATTACTTTTGTATCTTTTATTCCATTAACCCATTGAAAATTTCCAATACTAATATTTGCTAAACCTCCTATTCCTTCGTTATAATCTATTTGTTCGTATAATTTTACAAGATTAAATATTGAATTTTTAGCCTCATCTCTAAATGCGTGTTCTTCTGTTCTTGGGAATTGCCTATAAAACTCATTTAATCCGTCTTGATCAGATTTTAATCCATCAACTTCGTTTTCCCAATATTCTATTATTCCATAGTCTATTAATTCACCATCTGGTCCGAGCACATCCCCGTTTGGATTATCAAATACTGGAACTCCGTACTCGTCAATAAATCCTTCGTAGTTCCACTCCATTGGGATAAACAAAGAGTATAAGCCAGATTTTGTTTGACCATTTCTATTTCTTTGCGTGACATCTGATGCGTTATATAATTTTTTGAAGTTGTCTCCACCTTTATCTAATGCGTTTGAAGTAGAGCCCATCATACATTTACCAACAATCCTACTACCTAGTCGTAAACATGTTTTTGTAACTCTCCAGTTATTTAATATATTATCGGGTCTCTCCCATTTACCGCTTTCATCATGTACTAATAGGTTTAGTTTTTCACCGTCGTAACTATTATCTCCTGTATTCTTCCAATCTATAGTTGTATCTAATCCTTTTATCTCTTCTAACTTTTCGTTAGATGTAATCTTTTTTCTCGTAAATTTAGACGCTGGAACTCTATATGCTAATTCTGTCTTTGGTCTATCCATACCGTCTTGAATAGGTTTAAAAAAGAATGGATAATTTATACTAATTGGAACAACTTTATCAGTAAACATCTTCTTAGCATCTGAACCGGTTTTTGAAAGTATACCATATCTAGCATCACCTGTTAAAGTAGCTAAATTTACTGTTTCTGCTGACGACATAAAAGAGAATCCAGATCTACGATTTTTAAGGTAACACATTCCGTAACATCTTTTATCTGCCTTACAAGCCTCCCAGAATATATAAAACAATCTGTTTGCTTCTCTATAATCTGGAGCTCCAACGTCAATTTTACTCCATTGTAAATACATATAGTGCGTACCAGTTATCCAGGTTGGTTTACCATTGTTTATAAACCAAAAACCCTCGTCTCTTCGTTTGAATTCTTCGTCTATGTAATCGTACCATTTTTCTTTGTTGTCTTCCGGATAACTCCTCCAGTCGAATATATTCTTGATCCTCTGTAACTCCTTGGGGTACTCTTGTTTCACCCATTTGTTCT